CTGCACCTGCTCTTGGGTCCATAGGGAAGATCTCCCTATCTTGATGGGTTTCGGAAACTCCCCGTTTTTGACCATGCTGCAAAAGGTAGCCCTGGAGATAGGCATGATTTCTAGGATTTGAGGAATGCGCATCAGAACTAAAGGCGCTTCTTGCCTATCTTCTTGCTGACCATGTCTGTATCTGTTTTGAATGTCTTTCATCATGAAATCCTCACCGTGTTGGACTGGAGGCTTTTGCTGCTGAAAGTATCGTTATAGCCGCGGTACACCTGCACCGCCTTTTTAATGGCATTCATCTGGGTATAGCCATACGAGCGATACAAACTGTATAAACGCAATGCCACCATTTAATTGCTCCTCATCTCTTTTTTGTTCTTCAATTCGACTCTTTGATGCCAGTATTTTTTTATCGTGCTGTGGCAATGTAGCCAATCAGGTGGCATGAGTCAATTGGATCGTAATACCCATCTCACAAACGCAATTTATTTTCTTATCTTGAATAAATATTTACTGCGATAAGTAACAAGTGATGTGTCATTCAAGTTCTACAGTCAAGTCAGATATGGCTTACAAGACGATTGCACTTCTAGACGCCGCTGGATTTGTGTTGATCTTCATTTGATTTATTTGTTTTGATGCTCTGATTGAGATTGGATGACATAAGCCTGATAGATATCGCGTAATTGATTAATTCCAATTAAAAGTGCGTTTGACTCACTTGATTCAGGTTGCTAGATTGTCGTGTGTTTTGCATTTACTAACCACACGGAGGCAGCTGCATTCATGAACTACTACGAACACCACATTGGCGACTACACCGTCGCAACAACGCATTTAACATTTATAGAAGATGCGACGTATTCCAGACTATTACGTAGGTATTACTCCACCGAAAAACCACTGCCAAGCGATGTCAAGCTCATCCAAAAACTAATTGGTGCTGTGAGCAGTTTAGAAAAAAACGCAGTGGTCAACATGCTTAATGAGTTCTTTGTACTCACGGCAGATGGCTGGAGGCAACGGCGCTGCGATCATGAAATCAAGCGTTACAAAGATAAGCAAAACAAGGCTAAACGCAATGCAGAAAGCCGTTGGCAGAGCCTTGGCGACTCGGAATTGCCCTCAGAGGAGGTACTGAATTCTGGGCATTTTAGGGATGCGGACGCAATGCTAGAAAAATGCGGGCGCATTCCGGATGCAATGCTCACCAGTCACCAATCACCAGACACCAAGCACCAGTCTCCAGACTCCATACCCCAAACACCAATCAATCAAACCGATGTTGGTAAAACGAAAAGAGCGACTCCTCGTCAGCAAGGGGCAAAGGCTGGGGTAGGGCTTGGGAGATCAGAACCCCCATCCAAGGCAGCAAGCTCGGTTAATTCCGGTGGTGTTGATGTTTCTGGTCCTCAGGTCGTGCAGGTCGCAGCAGTCACACCCACCTTGCAGGTCGTGCGGGATGATCCTGCAGAACCAAGACCAGGGGAGGAGACTGTGCGGGAGGAGCTGGCTTTGCAAACCCGCTTTGCTGCTCTGGTGAGCAAGGAAGGGGGCGCAGTAGCAATCAGCGATGTACGCATACGGGACATGGTCAAGACTGGGGCTAGCGAGGAAGATCTGATTCAGGCGATCACGATTGCACGCGAGACGCGTAAGAAGTCCTCGCTAAACACACCGATTAATGCAGGCTATGTGCTGGCCATTCTGAAAACCGTCCTCCACAAGCGAAAGGCACCTGATCCTAGTGAGCTGACGTGGTGGAAGACCCATAGCGGCATTGATGCAAAAGGACGGGAACTGGGTATGCAGGCACAAGGTTCTGAGTCCTATGAATGCTTTAAGGCTCGGATCTTTAACGAACTGCGTAAACGCAAAGAAGAGCGCGCAGCAGTTGCAGGTGACTCAGAGTCAAAACTCGAGCCTAAGCTCGAAACTAAGCTTGAACCTAAGCCCGATACATCAGCCGATGCCATTGCTAATTCACAGGAGGCCAACTATGCCAATTAATCTTCGCCATCTTGCTGCTCATTCCTCGATTGCTGCCAATGAGGAATATTTAGGGGTTAATGCGCGCCTGGATATGGAGGACTTTCCGATTGGGTCTTGGGTTAAAACACCCAGCGGCCGAATTGGTACGGTACTGAAGCACCGCGGAGCGCAAAGTCGTCATGATTTGTTTCAGCGGGTGATTGTGGGCTTTTTTGAACCTATTGGGGATTCAGTAGCATTGCAACCGCATTTACTCACGATCATTGATAAGCCTGAAGCTGCTAATGACCCCAGCTAAAGCAAAGCGCGTAAGGAAGGGGGCGCAGCGCTCTAAATCGGGTGCTGATTTGCCGTCTGACGGGCCCTTAAAAGCGCCCCCAAATCAGCCCAAGCTGAATTCTGAGCTTGCTCTTGAGCTGGCCCCGCGTTTGCGGGAGCTATCTGAGGCAAATGCAAACATGAGTCCCTTAGAGGTGATGCTCAAGGTAATGCATGAATTACTGGCTGCAGCAGAGCAGCTTGGCTCTTCTTCCGCTGGTCAAACTGGCGATCTATTTGGGGATGGAGTCATGAATGAATCTCGCATTAAGTTACTGAATATGGCTGCATCTGTAGGAAGAAATGTGGCGCCTTACGTGCATCCGCGTTTATCGGCCATTGAACACACTGGTAAAAATGGAGCCCCATTGCAAAGCGGGGTGCTGCTAGTACCGGCTCTAATGGATATCGACGAATGGGAAAAAGCAGCTTTAGCTAAGCCTGCTGCATGAAAACCATTTGGACGCCATTACCAGGTAGTCAGACTTTGTTTTTGACTTGCCCGGTCTATGAGGTACTTTTGGAAGGCACTCGGGGCGGGGGTAAGACCGATACCTTGCTCATGAGTTACGCCCAGCATGTGGGCAAGGGCTTTGGTGATCACTGGCGGGGTACGCTCTTTCGTTTGACCTACCCGCAACTTTCAGACGTGGTGGCTAAAAGTAAGCGCTGGTTCTATCAGATCTTTCCGGGGGCCAAGTTCAATGAATCTGACTATGTTTGGAAATGGCCTACAGGGGAGATGCTGTTCTTTCGGTATGGGGCGGATGAAGGAGACTACTGGAATTACCACGGGCACGAGTATCCCTTTTTAGCTTTCGAAGAACTCACTAATTGGCGAAATCTATCATTTTATGAAGCCATGCATTCCACTTGCCGCTCATCCCACCCGGGTATGCCGCGTATGATTCGGGCGACGTGTAATCCTTTTGGAGTAGGGCATAGCGCGGTGAAGGAACGCTTTCAGATTGGGGCAGTGCCTGCTGGACAGATTATTCAGCAAGCGGGTGCTTTACCGCGGGTACGCATTCATTCGAGTATTTATGAGAACACCCATTTACTGCAAAACGACCCTGGCTATGTCAAAAGTCTAGAGGCACTGAGCGATCCCAATCGAAGAAGGGCATGGCTTGAGGGCGATTGGGATATTCATGTGGGGAGCTTTTTGGAAGGGGTATGGCACCCAGCCAAGCATGTGGTCGAGCCCTTTGCTATTCCGCCTACGTGGAAGATCTGGCGATCAATGGATTGGGGCTACGCCAGACCTTATGCCATTTATTGGTTTGCGCTCTCTGGTGATGGAGTCTATTACCTGTGGCGTGAGCTATACGGTTATGGAGATAAAGAAAATACTGGTACGCGGGAAGACGCTACGGTAGTGGCCGATAAGATCAAACAGATCGAATTGCACGATCAGCGCATGGGTTATGAGTACCGCATGAACTTAGCTGACCCATCAATCTTTGCCAAGATTGGAGCAGAGCGCTCCATAGGCCAGATTTTTAGAGATAAGGGTGTGAAGTGGATTGAGGCCTACAACGCCCCGAGAAGTAGAGTCAACGGCGCGCAAGAGATTATTCGTTTGCTGGCAGAAGAAAGATTAAAGGTGTTTAACTCCTGCACGCATTGGATTAGAACGGTTCCACAATTACCGCCTGATGCGCTTAATCCAGAAGATGTGGATACCGATGCAGAAGACCATGCGTGGGATGCAACGCGTTATGGGGTCATGCGTGCGCG